GATGACCAACTCGTCACTCTTGCGGCCCAGTCCCCAGGCTCCGGCGCGTACCAACACGCCACGCTCGTCATGGTTGCCCTTCAGCTCGTCGAGCTTGTCCACCCAGTCGGATGCGTACCAATCCTCCAGGATGCACTCGATGGGCGTATGGTCCACATTCATCGGCGGTACCGTGCCGTGCCGAGCCTTCTGGGTTGCGGCACCCTTGCCGACTTTTTGGAAGGTGGTTGACTTGCCCAAAACGGAACTTTTGGTGCGCACGGTACCCCGCAGCAGGGATCCCTGCCGTTGATAGGCCTCATGCACTTCCCGTTCGAACTGCTTTACGAAGCTTTGGTCTACAGTGAATGACATATTTGTTCTCGCTCACGTCGTTGATGTGAACGCGAGGTCCCGCGGTTGTCCCATGGGCAAAGCGGCATGCTTGTCCTTTCGGCGGGGCATGCCAATTGCTTCGCCGGCTCGAGGCCGCACGATCTTGCAGGGGTGAAAGTGCCGGGGCTCTCGCTTGTCCGGCCGGGTAATTTCGTTAGCCGCGGCTACCTTGATTCTCGCTCGGCGTTACGCCATGCAGTTGCGCATAGAGCGGTTGCAGTTTCTGCTGCACTGCCTCGGTGTAGTAGTTGCCGTCGCGCATGCCTTGTGCCGTGATGGTATCGATCTGGTTCTGCAGATCTTCACCGCCCGCACCGCTCATGCCGATCAAGGGGTCTTCGCCCATCAACCGTCCAACCTGCGCCATACCGCGGGCAAAACTCGGCAGCGAGCCCAAAAGAGAGCCATTCTTGAGTTCGAGATTTGCGACATCGGATTCCGCACCGAACAGCGCGCCAATCGCGCGCTCGGCCAGGGCTTTGTTACGGTCATAGTCCGGTCCCCATTTATTTCGTAGCGCCGTCTCGCTTTCCTGCAGATAACGCGCATCGGCAAGTGTCTGGGTCGCCTTGCCCCGTGCCGCCAGGTCATAAAACTGATCCAGCGCTGTCTGCACCTGCGCCTCGGTGGCGCCAAGCCCATGCATGGTCTCCACGAAGCCATCCAGTGTTTCCTGTTTCTGTTGGTCGAGTTCCTCATCCGGTCCGGCCATCCACTCCGGGTGGCGTAGTTTATAGTCGCCGGCCGTTTCGGGCGCCCTCATATAGTCTGGCAGTTGCGCACGAAAGCGAGCCCAGTCTTCAGGCGGCGCGTCCGCCTCGGGGACGACGATCTTATTGGCGAATTTTCCCGTGCTGACCGCCGCGCGCAGCGCCGCATAGGATGCCGCCAGCGCGCGAACATCCGTGACACTCTCCAAGGCCTTGGCGACTTTGTCGTTGCCGTCGGCCGCCACCAGACGCCAGTTGGCGTCCGGCGAAAGACCCGCCGCCACATCCTCAGACGCCGGCTGTGTTTCCTCATCCGAAGGCGGGGTCGCCGGGCTATCGCCTGCTACAATGTTCATGCAGTCTCCATCCTTAGCCTTTAGCCCGCATCGCTTTTGTTTATCTCTGCGCGCGTCTGAGCGTCTGCCTCCGGCTCCGTAATAATCGCCGCCAGAATGCGTAGCGCCAGATTGCGTTCGCCGTCGCGGAATGCCGTCGCGTGTGAGTCACCGGCAACATGAGCCGGCTGATAGACATGCCCCCACTCCAGGATCTTGTAGAGCACCCGCTGCGCTCTCGCGTCCGTGAATGTGGCGCTAAAGTCACGGCGCAGCGCCTCGGCGGAATAACGTCGTGGATCGATCCCCCAGGCCGCGACGAGCTGCGCTTGAAAGGAGATAGGATCGGCACCGCCCTGTTTACGCCGCCACCATGGCCCGATCATTCGGCCCCGCCCACGACATCGCTTATGACTTCGACCACCTGCGCGACTTCTCTTGCGGTGCGAATCCGCTCCAACGCGTCTTCCCCCAGTAACAAGCCATCGGCGCCGTTCGCCGCGAATATGGTCCGGATCGCTTCTTCACTATTGATCAGGTCCACGGCGGCCGGGTTGAGTTCAAGAAACGGCGCGGCTTGCTCCAGCGCCCCGCGCACGGCGAGCGCTTCGATCTGTTTGCGCGCCTGGCTTACCGGACTGTCGAAGGCGAACGTGATGCGCCGGTCGCGCAGGATATCGGGCGGTGGCGCGAACGCGCCGGCTCTTTTCATCAGCCCGAACACCCGGTTGACGATCGGCGCGATATACCCTGACTCCAGCCGCCCGAAGGTCGGTCCGATCACCCGCAAGAACTCTTCCTTGCGCTCGAGGATTTCCGTTGCCGTCATCTGCGGCGCATTGATCGGCAGTTGCAGCACATTGCGAAAGAACGCCGCCCAGATCATGTCCCGGCGCTGATTTTCCATCTCCAGGCTAATCGGCAGATTGGCCCCTGTAATAAGCGGCTCCAACGGCCGCCGCCCGGCGGGCACCGAATCATAATCGATATAATTGATACCGCCTGGAAACAGTCGCACATTCGATGTCAGCCCGTCGGACGCCGCCAGCAGCGGCGGATTGGCCACCTTTTCGCCGGCATCCAAATTCGTCCGGCTCATCGCGTTCAGGGTCCGCGCATCGGCCAGGGCCAGCATCCCTGGCGAGCGTCCATAGACCTCCCCGGTGACGGTTTCCCAACGCGGAATGGCATAGGGAAACTCGTGATATCCCCCTTCGCCGATCAGATGCTCGCTATCCACATCGATCCACAGCGACGCAAACGGTTTGCCCAGAGCGCCGGGATGGTTTGGGTCCAGGTCCACACGTGGCAAAACCACATGCAGGAATTGAAAGCGCGCATCCGGTTTCGATTGCCCGCCGCCACGCAAGGCTTCCCGGGTCTTTGCGCCCAGTCGGTCCAACCCGAATTGCTGCACCGCCTGCCGCCCGCTGAAACTGAAATACCGAAACACCGTGTCGATGTCGCCCAGGCTGTTCTCGGCGATCAACGCGTCGCGCAAGTGAATCGCCCGAAAGTTCAAGCCCCGCCCTGGCACTTCCTCGGTGAACAGGATGCCGGTACCGAACACCACCAGATCCTGATCGGTCTCAAAACTACGGTCGGCGAAATGCGCCTGGTCGTCGAAGAGCGCGCGCCACAGCCGCCGGTCCACGTCGCGCAGCCAGTTCTTGACCTCGTCGATCTCGTTGAGGTCTTCGTCCTCGGCGCGAATATTGAACCATTGGCTCTGCCGGCCCTTGAGCATGCCGTCCAGCGCCGATGCCAGCCCCCGCGCGGCCTGCTGCGGCGTTGAGTCAAAAACCTGCTCCGTGCGCGACCCGCCCGCCGTGCGCGTCGCCGTAAAGTCGGCTCGATCCGTACGCAAGACCTCGGCAAGCTCCTGCCAATGTTTTTCCCAGGTACCGCGGCTCGCTTTGAGTTGTTTGGCGCGCGCCAGAAGGTCTTGAACTTGGTTATTATCGGTCATGGCGTCCTCTCCAAAAGCGGCCGGGTCGTCGCTCTACACATCGGTAATCGTCACCGTGACCACGCTCACCGAACCAAGTGTGCAATCTGTCGGACTGCTCAAAGTCAGAGTGAAGTCGCGGCTACCTTGCGCGCCGGCACGGTTGGTTATGGGGATCGTGACGACCGCCTCCGCCTGATTGGGGTTGAAGGACAATGTGCCGCTGCCGGCGGTGTAATCGGTACCGGCGACAGCACTGCCGTTCGCCGTGGCATAGGCGACCGAGCAGGACCCGACCCAGCTTTTCTCCACGGTGATCGAGACCGATCCGGCATTCTCGGCCACACTCGCCGTGGAATTCGCCAGCTGCACCACGCGGCCGGCATCGTCGCTGGCAAACGGCCCACCCTTGGCGCCCGCGAACGCCGCACCCGCTGCGTCCTTGGGTATTGCCGTCCAGGTCACGCGGCTGCCGCCGCCATCGCTGAAATCGATCACCACATAGCCAGATCCGACATTATTGGTTTCGGTGTCATTGCCGACCACTCAGAGCGATCGACCGCAGCGGGCTCGACTGCACATGCAGCATCCGCGCATTGCTCCCTGGCGCCAGACTGGCCACCACGCCACCATCGTCGAACCCGAAAGCATGGGCATCGCCCGAAACAAGCAAGATTTCGGGCACATTGTTGGCCGCGGCATAGGTCATCAAGTCGGCGAACTCGGCGGCGAATTCCACTTCCCAAGATCCGCCGATGGTACCGGGCAACGTCGAACTGCTCAGCAGCACCACCAATTTGATACCGTCCGTCTGCGCTTGGGAGAGTTGGTCCAGCACCCATTGTTTTTGGTCCCAGGACGCAAAGCCCGATGTTGTCCGCCCATCGCCGAGCGTTGTCTTCGGGCTCACCGACTGATTGCGGAATGTCCGCAAGTCCGGCATCAGGAAACGCACGCGGCCAATGGTGAACAATTGCGCATTGCTTCGTACCCAGCCGGTGGCGTCAGGCTGTGCCAAGGGGAAGTGCGGCACCAGATCGCGATAGGCAGTTATGGTGTTGCCCATGAAGTCCGCGAAGCCGGCGGTGCCTTGATGACCATCATTGGGACCGGCGTCATGATCGTCATAGATGTAGGCAACGGGAGCTGTGCGATACATTGATGCCACCTGGGCCAACCGCGTGTGCTTGCGGATTGCCGTGCGGTTGGCGGGCAAGTCGTCAGTGCTGATATCGTCATAGTGAAGGTCGCCCAGATGAACGAACAGCAGCGGCGCCTCGGCCTCGACAGCGTCGAACGTCACGTCGGGATTGCTCAGCCCCGGGTTAGTGCACGACCCGACGACGATCCGAAAATCACTCGCCGCCAGCGCCGCCGGCGTGGTCCGTATGCGCCCGGTCATCTCCCGGTCGGGAATGCCATTCACGGCGATGGCGTAGTAATAGGCTCGATCCGCTGTCAGCCCGGTCGCCGTGAATTTAGCGATATGGTAGGTATCGCCCGCATTCCCGGCCAGTGCGACACTGCTAACCTCGGCGGATTGAAACGCGAGCGGGTTTAACAACGGGCTCTCGCTGACCATTAGCGAGAGACCTGTTTTCGCCTCCAGCATTTCCGCGGTTACCGTAAAGCCGCTTGCGCTCAGAGCTCCCGACCACATCCAGTCGACGAAATGCGCCCGTCGCGCGGCCCGCCCTCCCAGCAGCCTGCCGGGGCTCTTGATGAGCATTTAGGCTACTTCCGTGACAGCGAGTGTTCCGTCGACACTGGCGCGCAATGCCGCGATCTTGTCCCTGCCATGCACCACCCGTACATACTCAGGCACGCCGGCCGGCAGGAACATATCGGCACTCGTCGCGGTAACAATCGGTGGTCGATACCAGCCGCGCCACTTGCACGGTCTCCGGCGCGACCAGTGGCATCAGGTAGCCATCGCGCAGGCTGGCCCATTCCCCGTCCGTAAGCGCACGATTGAATATCGCCACAGCACTTATGTCTCCTTCCAGGAATTGGCTAAGTCCGCCCGAGCCATCGATCGCAAACAGCGTCGAACCCGTGGGGCTTGTCGTGAACAAATTGTTCGAGAAGGGCGAACCGTTATCGCCTACCTGAAACGCTTCGTTGTCCAACGCGGTTTCGCCACGGCCGTCTACCGCGTTGATGCGGCCGCTAAATGCGTGCCAACGGCTGTCTGCCGCGTCCGCCAAACTGTCCGGCTCCTGTAGCTCCGCGGTCGCAGCACCCCGCGCCAACACCTCGATCTTGTTCGCGGCGGTGAAGCGCACTGAAAATTGCGGTGTCGAGCTGCTGTTCGAGATGCACCAGATGCGCTGCGAAGCACCGGTCTTTGTGGCCTTGCTGACCCCCACGATCGTGGCTTCTTCGTCCCGGGGGCTGGTGAAGATCACCGGCCCGGTCATGTAGCTTGCAAGACCGTCGCCACGCACGCTGGCCCGCCCATCCGGTGTCGCATTGGCGATCAGCTTTGGCTGATTGGCTGCCGTCGGTTGGGCCATATGGTTGCCCGCGCCCGACTTGTCCAGCCACGCGGTGACGAAGCGGTCCGCCCCGGACTCGCGCAAGGTGAGCGTCGAAGCGTCGAACGCCTCGAACCACTGGATAAGCCCACTAAAGTCCGATGGTCGCACCGCTCTCGTTAACGGGTTAATCCGGCGGCCGACGACTTCCGCCGTTGCAGCACTGGTGCTGCCCACCGCCACGGACTGTGTACGGATCGGCCGCAAGACCGGAAGAGCGGCGCCGCCGCCGTCTCGTGGCAATTGCATCGTCGTTGTCATTCCTCTGTTCTCCTATGGCTGCCGACCGGAAATTTGCGCCGTCCCGTGCAGTTGTTGGTACAGCGGGCGGAGTTCGTCTTGCACGGCGTTGCTGTAATACGCGCCGTCCTTCCAGGCCTGCGCGGTAATCCTGTCGATTTCCCCCTGCAGGTCTTGATCTTGTTTTTTGGCGGTTACTGGCGCCCCACTGATCGCTTCCACCATCGCCCGGTCGAGGCGCACGGAATCCGGATCGCCGGGCGTGGCGGCGAGGGACCGCCCCAACGCCGACAGCGCCGAGAGAATTTTCGGCGACGCAACCGCCACCTGGCCTGACATCTCCGCCACAAATCCGGGCGCCGCGGTTTCGATTTGCTCCAACGCCCGCCTGGCGAATGCAGTATTCACCGCTGCGTCTTCGCCCCAGCCGCGCCGCAACGCCCCTGCTTCCACCGGAAAGGCTTCCGCGATTTCCGCGAACACGGCGTCGGTGTATCCTTCCGGGATTGGGGCGCCGATTTGATCAATCGTCACCCCGGCCCCATTTTCTTCGGCGCTGGCGGCTTCGGTTTCTTCATGGCTGGCAGTTGCCTCGGCCGGCGGCGCATCTATGGGCGCGCTTACCGTCTCGGCATTTTCGTCTTTCATGCGTTTTTCTCCGCTTCTTTGCGTGTGCTGTCCGAGGCCGGCAGCAATAGGTCCGATGTCCACACCGCCTCCCAAGTCACCCAGGGGGCCGGCTCGGTACCGTCATTCTTGCCCTCGAAGCCCAGCCCGATAACATGGGCGAGTTTGCGCCCCAGATACCGTTGCATGCGGCTATGCAGACTGACGGATATAAGGTGGTCGGACGCGCCTTCTGGGCCGAGATATTTGCTACGGATGAGCCTGATTGCGCGGCCGACTTTGTCCAAAGCTTGCAAGCCTTCGGCGAAATTATCCGCCGCCGCTTCGAGCGTTTGTATGTGTTTGTCCCGGCGTTTCAGCAGCCTGAGGATATCCTGGTTGGCATCGGCCGGACCGGCGCCGGCTTTGGTTTGTCTGCCACTCACGAGGATGTTCGGCCGAGCAGTGCGGGGCGGCGAACCGCCACTCTGCTGGTATCGCCCAGGCCGCTTGTCAGTATCTGCGCTGCCCGGCCTTGTCGCCGCCTCAGCGCGTTTTTCTCCAGCCGCTTTAGTTCGTCTGCTTCGGCATCGTCGCCGGCCACCACCGGCAAGGGCGCGGGCGGCGGCGGTAATTTCGGCTTTGGTGGCGAAAAAAAAGAACCCATAAGGTGATCACCTTCGTAGATGCTTGAGGAGTTGATAGGGGGTCTGTATCCAGGGCGCGCGCAGACCGAGAACACGCTTCGTCGCGCCCACGCAGGTTGCCGCGATCCAGGGCCAGCCGAAGCGGCGGCGCCGCCGCACGGTTTCCACGACTTCAAACCCTTGGCGGCGATAGAATCCGGCCAGATCGAATCCTACGTTTGCGACGACCGCGAATTCCGGGTTGCCGGCGCGGCCATCGATTGCGACCCAATAGTCACCGGCCGCCAGGGCAACAAACACATGCTGGTACTGCCTGTGCAGCCACCGTCTGCCCGTACCGGCGCCAAAGTGATGGAACACGACCAGCGTGCGCGCCAATTCCTCGCCCGCCATGGATGCCATCCTCGGATATATCAGACCGCCACCGGCGGTCGGAGTGTCAGGGCCGCCGCCGCGGGTCTACCGCCAGTTCCGCCGAAGCCGGCTGCAGCCGCCGGCCGCGATCCTTACGCACGGTCTCCGCGAAGGTGAGCGCCAGCGCATCGCCACCATCGGGCGATCCAAAACCCTGCCCCAACCGTTTCTTGATGTCGTCTTTTGATTCAAGAACCAGCCGCGAGTTGCTGTCGAATTTCGCTGTCGGCGCGCAGATATCCGCCTGCAGCGCGTTGTCGTCGGGAATGTCGCAGCCGCCGGGGTCGGCGAACCATTCACTCATGAGTCCCCACATTTCCGCGCGCTTGTTGGCGAAGCGCTCGGGTTCCAGCGCCCGGCTGCCGAAATTGATCCCGCGCATCTTGCGATAGCCTCTTTCTTTCAGCCGGTCCACGACCCCCGCGCCCAGGCCGGTAACATCGACAAAAGTCATATCCGGCTTCAGGCGGTCTATTTCCCGCCCGATCAAGCCGGAGACTTCCATCAAATCATCGCTGTCTATGGTCAGATTGACCCGTTGCCCGGCGGCACGCCCGGCGCGGTCGATAATCCGTGTTTTATCGCCGCCCCCGCGCGCGATATCGATGCCCAGGATCAGGGGCGCGTGGCCGCTATCCACGACGATGTTCCGCCGTGCGGCGGTCACCAGCTCGGGCCGGATAAAGGCCGTACGTCCTGAATGCTGGAATGCTTCCTCGATGGTTGCGGGATATTCCTGCATGAACAGCCAACACGGCTCATCCCAGGAGGCGCCGCTTGCCTGTGCCAAAAACCCGTTCTTGCGCCATGCCCAATAGGCCTGCGCGGCGTTTAGCGAATGCAGGCGGGTATAGTCGCGCCAGGCTTCCGGCGCCCGCCAATCCTCTGGCGGGCTGGACCTGTAACCGGTGTGCCAAAACCACGGCACGAAAATCAGTTCATACGGCCCGGTCTTCTTGACCGCCGCCATGCATAGATCGTGGAAAACGCCGCCAACGCCGTTCGCCGTCGATTCTAGAATGATTTCCGTCCCGGCTTCCTCGGGGACCGCCTCCAAGGCGCCGGCCATATGGCTTTCGGCATTCGGCCAGTAGGCGACTTCCGAGCCGTGAAACAGCTGGATCGTGCGCCCGCGCCCCACCGTTTTGGCCCCAGCCGTCCCCACTTCAAAGCCGCTATCCAGCCGGTCGAAATACAAAGACCTCGCATTGGCGCGGCTTGCATGGGGTCTCATCAGGGAAGGGCAATGGGCATGAAACCGTTGCACCATTTCGAACACCGCTTCGGTGGAATCCTGTGCCGGTGTCAAAATGAAGGCCCGCTTGCCGAAGTCATGGGTCACTTGGTGATAGGCGCGCGCCTCCACATAGGTCGAACACCCCCATTGCCGGGATTTTGGGATCAGCATCCGCACCTTGCCCGTGCGCGCTCGCTGATCTTCGATCGCACGATGCAACCGCCGTTGCGGTGTGTTCAGCATCAGCGGCGCGATCTGGCCCGTTTTCGTGCGGATTTTCAGGCACCGCGCCGCATAATGCACCAGGTCGTTCTTGAGCTTTTGCCGGACAGCCCGTTCTCGTTTCGAAAGATTTGCGCTCACTCCAGCGCCTCGAGCGCCTCTTCATGATGGTAATGTACGTCCACTCGATCCGCGAACAGGCCGTAATGTTTGCCCAGCAACTCCAGCGCCCGATTAGCAACCGCACCCTGATAGCTGCTCCGGCCGCTTGTCTTGCCGTCGCTGTCTAGGGATGGGTCGCCCATGGCGCGCTCCACATTCTCCACCAGCCGCCGAATGATCCAGCTCTGTCCGATTTCACCCGGTGCCGTCCGGCCGCGCGTTTCGATGATTGCTGCAATTTTCGGACTGCCCAGCAGCGCCTTTCCGCGAGTAGCCGCTGACTTGGCGGTGTACCCGGCGCTGACAGCCGCCTGGGCCGGTTCTTCCCCGGCCACATAGGCATCGATGAAATTCTGTTGTTTGGCCGTCAAAGTCATTTGCGGGCCCATCACTGGCTGATCGGAGTTGGCATTGGGCTGCCGCGGCATGGCCCGGGCAAAACAACACCCGCCGCGGAGTTACCGGGGCGGGTGCATTTGTGCGACCTTGAATTTCGTGCACTCTACCGCCGTGTCAGCGGCAAGGCAAGAAAAAAAGTGTGCTAAAACAATATCTTAAGGCTTAGTTCATGCGATCTTGGCAGGCCGCGTTTTCCCGCTGTCCGATTGCGCGGCGAGACCGAACTCGCGCACCAATGCATCGAGCCCCATTTGCAGGGCCTGCTGCCGTCGTTCATCGCCGCCACGTATTTGTCCCATCTTCAGTCGCAGGAACCATGCCGGCAGCCGTTGTTCCATGGCGGTGTTTCTGACTTCTTGCCACGCCAGCTGGCCGCAGTTTTTCAGCACCTCGCAACATCTGGCATAACGGTCCACACCGGCCGGGTCGCCTTCTGATTCCGACGCCTTGCGCGGGCGGTAGGGGTCATACACGCGGGCGGCCGATGGAAACGGTTTGCCATAAAGTCTCCAGCGTAAGATCGCGAACCGCCATGCGGCGTGAACCTGGTCCTCGGTGAGAAAGCCGTTTAGCAGCAAGATACCCAGTGGATCGCCGGCCAGTTGGTCTCGCTGGTTTTGGCTGCCGACCAGGGCCGCGCGTTTGCGCATAAGTTCGTCAGTACCGTGATCGGTCCGGGTACGTCCGGCCCGGCTGGTTTGATGTCGCAGCGCGTTAGGGTCGCGCTTGCGTCCACGTCGCCCCATCTATGGTTTTGATGATCTAGAGCGGTCAGGGATGCTGGCATTCGGCATGGCGTCCTCCTTTGACTCTCATGGGTAGTATTTCTTTTGTTGTGGCTGCGCGCCGTAGGGCCATTGACTAGGATGTCGTAGTAAGGAACACTTACATACAATGTCAAGAAAAACTTTCCATGCGGCGAACATGGACAACTCGCATAATCCGGGCATGGGCTTGGGCGAACGGATAGCGACCCGCCGCGTGGCGACTGGGATGAGCCAGGCGGAATTGGCGCGCCGCTGCGGTATTAGTCGAGAGGCGGTAGCGCAATGGGAGTCGGGGGCCACGCAACCCGCGACCAAACGTTTGATTGACATTGCCGAAGCGCTCCGGGTGGAGGTCACCTGGTTAATCGGCGGGACCCAGGATCCGAATATCGAAATTCGGCGTCGTGTTCAGAGCGCGCGCGAAATGCTCGGCCTGAGCCAGCTTGATATCGACGAGATTTTGGACCAGAACCCGGGTTACACGCAGGATCTTGAGACTGGCGCCCGGGCGATTTACGACACCCTTTTGCGGCGCATCGCCGGCCGCCTCCACCTGCGGCTGGAGTGGCTGATCGACGGTACTGGTCCGGCGGTCGACCCGGTCGAATTTCCGGGCGGACCGCCGACCCGGCAGGAATTGCTCAGGCAGGCGCTGGAAAGAAAGGAAATGGTCAGTCAGGCTCTGGACTATCGCGCGGTGCCGGCGACCGCGTCGATGCCCCGTGATGTTGCGATTTTGGGGGTGACGGTCGGCGATGACAACGTCGATTTTTGCCTCAATGGCAACGTCATCGACCATGTCAGGCGGCCGCCGGGCCTAGCCGGTGCCAGCAATGTCTTTGCCATATATGTCATTGGTGATTCCATGTATCCGCGTTTTGAGGAGGGCGATCTCGTTTACATCCAAACGGGCCGGCCGCCAAAATCGGGCGATGACGTCGTCGTTGAACTCCGCGGAGACGCTGGCAAGCCCGGTAATTGTTATATCAGGCGCCTCGTGCGGCGCACCTCGAACGATATCCAGCTATCGCAATTTACCCCTCCCATCGACGACATTCGGATCCCCACGGATAGGATCCGCGAGATCTACCGAATCGCCCGAGTCTCGGAGCTGCTTGGGGCCTAGTCGAGGACTTCTTCTAATTGAATGACCTAGTACTTAAGGGCGATTATAGGGGTTTTACTGCGCCGACCGAAAGTAATACTTGACAACAGACGTAAGAAAGGATTACTAAGTTTCAGCTTTTGAGGAGGAATGCGACATGAGGAATCCTTTTATTGGCTGGAACCTAGATGCACTTACTACCACCAAAGGTTGGTTTGCCGATATTGAGCAGACACTGACAAGTCTCCTGCAGCGCTGCCAGGCAACTCGGATCGACGTCGTGGATGCCAGGATATTGTTGGAACGTCTCGAAGATGCTCTGGGCGATTGCCGCGGCGCGATCCATCAGCTCGTTGAGGCCCAGCACGAGGCGCACAAGAACGCGCAGGGATACGCCCAGGCTGTGGGCCGGGCACTCCGCGCCGCGGGTTGAGGCGCCGGCATGGAACGGCAGCTTACGCCCCGCGAATATGAAGTCCTGACGCTTGTCGCGCGCGGGCACACGAATCGTGAAATCGCGCGAACCCTGCAGTTGGCGGAGTCGACGGTAAAGGTCCACATGCGCAACATGTGCCGGCTTATCGGGCTCCGCAACCGGGTCGAGTTGGCGATATGGCGCGAACGAAACAGTCCGATGCCCGGTTTGGCGGCGAGCCGGTCATCGGGAGGCATCGCTGGTTAG